CGCAAGTGCGAGTAGGGGTTCGCATTCCTTCCTGCGCCGCGGCGGCGGTGCGCGTGGCTCGACGGAGCTAATCCAAAATACATTCGGGTTTTCGACTTGCAGGGCGGGCGTTGGCGCGCGCGGTCACGCGGGAGGTGCGGGAATTTTCGGAGTGTTTTGTACGACTTGACCGTGGTGGGGGGGTGGACGCGAGGGGCGCGGGTGTAGGGTTGATGTCGAGGACGGGCGGTTGCGCGGAGAGGGAGATGAAAAAGGCACAGGCAAAGCCGAAGACAACCCGGAAGGCAGCCAAGACAACAGTCAAAAAGAAAGCGGGGAGGAAGAAGAGCCAGAAGAAGCTGGTGGACCAGGCGATTCAGAACATCGGCAGCAAGCTGGAAAGCGATGAAGTGAAGGGGACGGTGGGCGACCTGATCCGGCTGATCCAGCTCAAGAAAGAACTGGACGGGGAAACACCGCGGAAGATCGAGGTCCAATGGGTCGGCGACAAGTCAAGCGAGTGATCGAGTACGAGCCGCTGCCGTCGCAGAGGCGGTTTCACGAGAGCGAGGCGCGGTTCAAGGGGTTCTCGGGACCGATCGGGAGCGGGAAGAGCCAGGCGCTGTGCCACGAGGCGATCAAGCTGGCGTACCTGAACCAGGGGCGGATGGGATTAATGGGGGCGCCGACCTACCCGATGCTGCGGGATTCGACGCAGGCGACGCTGCTGGAGATCCTGGGGGCGAACGGCATTCCGTACGAGCACAACAAGGCGGAGAACGTACTGACGCTGGAGGATACGGGTTCGCGGATCGTGTTCCGTTCGGTGGACGACTTCGAGCGTCTGCGGGGAACGAACCTGGCATGGTTCGGTGTGGACGAGCTGACGTACGCGCCGGCGGAGGCGTGGCTGCGGCTGGAGGGACGGCTGCGGGACCCGAAGGCGACGCGTCTGGGCGGCTTCGCGGTGTGGACGCCGAAGGGGTACGACTGGGTGTACCAGAAGTTCATTGCGGAGCCGGTGAAGGGGTACGAGGCGGTGATCGCACAGCCTTTCGAGAACCGGCACCTGCTGGGAAAGGTGCCGGACTTTTACGAACGGCTGCGAGAGAGCTACGACGAGAGCTTTTACCGGCAGGAGGTGCTTGGGTCGTACCTGAACCTGGTGGGAGGGCTGGTGTACGCGCCTTTCCGGCGGGAAGAGCACGTCAAGGAACTGAAGGTGGACCCGTGGCTGCCGCTGCTGTGGGCGCTGGACTTCAACGTGGACCCGATGGCGAGCGTAGTGGCGCAGGAGGGGAACGGAACGGTGTACGTGCTGGACGAGATCGTGCTGCGGCACGCGAGCACGCACGAAGCCTGCGCCGAGTTCTGCCGGCGGTACCCGTCGCATCCGGGGGGCGTGGTGATTTACGGGGACGCGTCGGGGAACCAGCGGCAGACGACGGGGAGCACGGATTACCAGATCATCAGAGAACACTTCGCGCGGCACTACGGTTCGCCGGCGAGTTATAGAGTGCCGAGGGCCAACCCGGAGGTGCGGGAGCGGGTGATGCTGGTGAATTCGAAGCTGCGGTCGGCGTCGGGAGCGACGCAACTGGCGGTGGACCGGCGATGCACGGAGCTGATCAAGGATTTCGAGCAGGTGTCGTACAAGGCGGACAGCACGCAGATCGATAAAGAGCGGGACCGGAGGAGGACGCACGTCAGCGACGCGCTGGGGTACCTGATGTGGCAGGAGTGCCGGCAGGCGGAGACAGTGGGGGAGCGCGAGACGCGTTTGATATAGCGATGGAAACGATCAATCGGGAGCATCCGGAGTACAAGGCGAAAGCCGCCATGTGGAAGCTGTACAAAGACCTGTACGCGGGCGGCGAGCAGATACGGGCGAACGCGACGGATTACCTGTTGCGGCGGCACAAGGAACCGCTGGAGATCTACTCGGAGCGGGTGAACCGGGTGTTCTACGAGAACTACATCGGCTCCATCGTCGACTGGTACGCGGCGACGCTGCTGAGGCGGGAGCCGGTGCTGCTGTTCGAGGGGAGCGACGAGGCGGCGAAGGGCTTCTTCAACGCCTTTTCGGAGGACTGCGACCGGAAAGGGACCAATCTGTCCGAATTTATGCGGCAGCGCTTCGTGGAGGCGCTGGTGTGGGGCAGGAGTTACATGGCGGTGGACTTCCCGCGAGTGTGGGCGCCGGCGATGAACCGGGCGGAGGAGGACGCGTCGGGAAGGTCGCGGGCGTACCTAGTGGATTACAGACCGGAGGAGGTCATCAACTGGAGCGCGGACCCGGAGGGCGGGCTGGACTGGGCGGTGATCCGGACCTCGTCGCTGAGACCGGGGGCGGTGACGGATACGAAGTGGGAGCAGGAGACGCGCTGGGTGCACTACGACCGGGAGGAGTACCACATCTACCGGAGGCTTTCGGACGGGGGCAAGATCGAGCTGCTGGACGAGGGCAGGCACGGGCTGGCGGGGCAGAGGCGGGTACCGTTGTTCGAGCTGCGGCTGAGCGACGGGCTGTGGCTGATGAACAAGGCGGCGCTGCTGCAGGTGGAGCACTTCAACAAGTCGAACGCGCTGGCGTGGGCGCTGACGATGGGGCTGTTCGCCATGCCGGTGATTTACTCGGACAAGGACTTCAAGCAGGTGGTGGGGGAATCGTATTTCATCCAACTGGGGAAGGACGACCGGTTCGGGTGGACGGAGCCGGGCGGCAACGTCTACCAGGTGGCGGCGGAGAACCTGGCGAGGTTGAAGGACGAGATTTACCGGGTGTGCTACCTGATGAACCAGGCGGGCGGGAGGGAGGCGGCGAGCCTGGCGCAGTCCGGAGTGAGCAAGCAGAGGGACTTCAGCATCACGCAGGAGGTGCTGCGGGCATACGGGGACGGGCTGAAGGAAACCATGAAGCAGGTGCTGCGAGCGATTGCCGAGGCGAGGCAGGACGCGCTGACGATTGACGTTTCGGGCATCGACGAATTCGACATAGGGGACTTCAGCACGGAACTGGAGGATGCGGAGAGGCTGCTGCGGCTGGGGATCCCGTCAGAGACGCTGAAGAAGCAGGTGTTCAAGAAGCTGGCGTTCAAATACCTGTGCGACGTGAGGCAGGAGGTGAAGAGCACGATCGCGCAGGAGATCGAGGACGGGGGACGGGGGACGGGGCTGAGCGGGCAGCAGTAGATTCCACAGACAAGTGAGAGTGTGGCGGGCCGGGCGGTGGCGGCGGCCCGGGCGGGAGAAGTGTGCGAAGGGAGGACGGATGGAAGAGACGGACTTGCAGAACGTGATGCGGCAGGTGGTGGAGGAGTTCGTGAAGCAGCAGCACTCGAGGAGCGAGCCGGCTTACAAGGCCGAGCTGGCGGAGGAGCGGCGGCGGCGCGAGGAACTGGAGCGCCGCATGAACGCGCTGGTGGAAGAGAACAAGCGCGCGCGGCAGCAGGCGCTGGAGGCGGAGCGGAACGCGGCGATCCGCACGGAGCTGCAGAGGCTGGGGGTAGCGAAAGTGGACCTGGCCTACAAGGCGGTGCAGGACGGGATCGTGCGGACCGACGACGGACGGCTGGTGGCGCGGACGGAGGCAGGCGAGGTGGGGGTGAAGGAGTACCTGACGGGCTTCGTTTCGGAGAACCCGGAGTTCCTACCGGCGCGAATCGCCGGCGGGACGGGCGTGGGCGGGCCGCAGCGGCCGCCCGCGGAGCGGCACGAGCCGGTGGACCTGGACAAGATTCGACCCGGTATGAGCAGGGAAGACATGGAGCGCGCGCGGCAGGAAATCCTGCGCATCGCCGCGCAGAACCTGGGGAACGCATAGCGGTGGACGGGGAGGAGCCCCGTCCGAATTCGAGAGGAGCAGAATGGCAGCGATTACATCGACTAACGTAGCGAACGCGATTGTCAAGCTGGTGGCGGCGGACGCCCTTCCGGCTTTGATGGGGAACCTGGTGATGGGCAACCTGGTCAACCGCGATTACGAACCGGCAATGGCACAAGCCGGCGACACGGTGAACGTTCCGATTCCGCCGACGCTGGTGGCCAACAACCTGGCCGAGGGCGGGACGGTGCAGGCGCAGAACCCGGCTTTGGGGAATGCGCAGATCGTGCTGGACACGCACGCGGAAGCCACCTTCCAGATTCCGGACGTGACGAAGGTGCTGGCGGTGCCCGACCTGTTGCGGCTGTACATGCAGCCGGCGGTGAACGCCCTAGCGGAGAAGATCGAGACCGATTTGCTGGCCAAGGCGTCGCTGTTCACGGCCAACACGGCGGTGGGAACGGCGGGAACGGCGGTCACCGAAGAGGTGATCGATGCGGCGGAGACGGCGCTGTTCTCGGCCAAGGTGCCGGCGAGCGAGCCGCGGTACCTGGTGGTGGACGCGGCCACCTACTCGCAGCTTCGGCAGATCCCGCGCTTCAGCGAGTTCCACACGGCGGGCGAGGCGGGGCTGCGCGCGCTGGTGGACGGGCAGGTGGGGAAGATCAAAGACTTCTTCGTGTTCCGGTCGCAATTCGTCCAGAAGACGGGGAGCGCGCCCACCACGACGCACAACCTGGCTTTCACGCGCAGCGCGGTGGGACTGGTGATGCGGCGCATGCCGCAGCCGCTGAACGGCACGGGCGCGGTGGCGCACTACGCGGACTGGGGAAACTTCGGCATGCGGGTGGTGATGAGCTACCAGCCGAACACGCTCACGCAGCAGTTCACGGTGGACGTGCTGTACGGCGCGGCGGTGCTGCGGAATCAGTTTGGGGTGCGGGTGCTGAGTTAGTTCGACCGCTTGCTTGCGCGCGCGGCTCGGTAAGAGCCCCGGGGGAGAGGAGGAGCGCTCCCCCGGGGTCGCAGGGAAGACGAGGAGACCAAGATGGACTTGACAGCTTATTACCTGAAAGTGCGGGAAGTGGAAGCGCCACTGACGGATCCGTGCGTGGTGGTGAGCCTGGAGACGCCGGACGGAGGAAAGGCGGGCGTGAGGATGGAAGTGCCGCGCCGCGTGGGGGCACGGATGATCGTGGACCGGACGGCGCGGGGCGCGACGGAAGACGAGACGCGCGAATTCCAGCAGGAGAAAGCGGAAGCGAAGCGGGCGGCGGAGCAACTGGCGGCGGCGGCGCGGATGCAGGTGACGGTGATCCCGTCGAACGAACTGCGCAACCTGAGGGGCCTGAAGGGCCGGGAGTAAGGCATGGCTCTGTTCACGGACGGCGGAATTTCAACGATCGAGGACCTGGCGGCGCACGACAGCGGGCTGATGGGGGTGGCGGGGGCAGAGGGGATCGACCTCAGCGGGAAGCTGGCGCTGGCCCAACAGGAACTGGAAGTGGAACTGGCGGCGCTGCTGCCGCGGATCGAGCTTTCGGGAACGCGGAACGGGCAGCCGGCGCTGAGCGTGGAGAACGTGGTGGTGACGCGCCCGCTGCGGTTCTGGCACGTGTTCCACACCCTGGAGCTGGTCTACAGGGACGCGTACAACAACCAGCTCAACGACCGGTACAAGGGCAAGTGGGAGCAGTACCGGGAGCTGTCGAGGTGGGCGGCCGAGAAGCTGATGGAGACGGGAGTGGGGATAGCGCCGGAGCCGCTGGCGCGGGCGGCGCCGCCTCGACTGACAGCGGAGCCCGGCGGGGCCGCGACCGAGGAAACGACCTACTACGCGCGGGTGGCGTGGACAAACGCAGCGGGTGAAGAGGGCGCGGCGAGCGAGTGGAGCCTGCTTTCGGTGGGAGCGGGGATGACGCTCATGGTGGCGGCGGTCGATCCGCCGGCGAGGGCGACCGGCTGGAACGCGTTCGTGGGGCTGTCGCCCGACGAGCTAACGCAACAGAACGCGGACCCCATTCCGTTGGGGATGCCGTGGACGCAGTGGATCCTGATTGCGGGCGACCGGCGCCCGGGCGACGGGCAGCCGCCGAGCTATGTGCGGGCCCTGCCGCGGCTGATACCGAGGGGGTAACGATGCCGGGACTGACGGGGAAGGCAGGCGGGAAACTGATGGCGCTGCTGACGGCTCCGGCGGGGCTGAACGCGAGCCTGGCGTCGATGACCGATGAAGCGGGCAGCCTGCCGGTGGTGGCGGAAAGCCAGATCACGGCGCAGAACATGGCCATTGAACTCGCGGAGCGCAGCACGGAAGTGCGGTACCCGGCGATGCACATCTACTGCCAGCGGGTGGCGAACCGGCTGAAAGAGAAGTTCCGGAAGTTCTCCGGGACGCTCGAGATGGTGGTGGAGGTGCGGGTGTCACAGGACCGGATGGAGGGCCTCGAACAGAAACTGCAGCG